GTGCTTTTCAGCACACTAAAGAGATTAAAGGAGCTGCAGTACTTAACGAAGGCTTTACAGGTCAAGTTGGTGGTGATGGCGTTAACCTTCTTTCCACAGCACACCCATTGGTGAATGGTGGAACGAACTCTAACGAACCAAGCACACCTGCTGATTTGAATGAGACTTCTCTAGAGGCTGCTGTTATCCAAATAGGGAAATGGACTGATGAGAGAGGGCTGAAAATTGCGGCCAGACCTCAAAAGTTAATCATTCCATCTGACTTGCAATTTGAAGCAGAGAGAATCCTCAAGTCTACAATGAGGGCAGGAACTGCCGACAATGATGTTAACGCTCTTGCGTCTACATCTGCAATTCCAGGTGGATATATGGTACACCATTTCTTAACCGATCCAGACGCTTGGTTCTTAACTACCGATGTAGCAAATGGCTTAAAGCACTTTGTTCGTGTAGCAATGAAGACTTCTATGGAAGGCGACTTTGAGACAGGTAATGTTAAGTACAAGGGTAGAGAGAGGTATTCATTTGGGTACTCTGATCCTCTAGGGATTTTCGGATCTCCCGGAGCTTAAAACTCGTGATAGGGAGCGTGGCTTGATTGCCACCTCCCTTGGTTTTCTTGACAGTTTTTAACTGACTAACCCATTAGACAAGAAGGAATTTTAATTATGGGAACTACTACATTTTCAGGCCCAATCAAGGCAGGATCTGGTGCGAACATCGGATCAGTCGTGATGGCACAATCAAAAGTCATCGATATAATCGGTGCAGCTGTGGCAGATCAGGTATGTGCAACCATCCCTGCAAACTCACAAATCATTGACGTAATTGTTAACGTATCAACTGTATCAAACGATGGTGGAGCAGCTACTGTAAGCGTAGGAACGGCAGACGATCCAAATGCATTTGTTGATGCACTAAACGTTAAAGCACTTGGCACTACACACGGAACTCTGGATACAGAAGCAACTGATGTTGGAACAAGTGATCTTCAAATATTGGCCGATACTGCAATGGCTAATGGTGATGGAACTACAGGGGCAGCTACTGTAACTGTAATGTACATCCAAAACAACAACTTATCATAGGTGTAACATGGGACTTATAACGGCAACAACAGTCACGGCCGATGGAGTCGCTGTAGATCAACCGACTAGGGTTAAGAAGATCTACTACATCTACGGAACAGGAGCAGGAGCAATCGTCCTTAGAGATGGTGGAGCGAGTGGAACAATCTTGCTTTCGCTTACTGTTCCACAAACAGCGACAGGTGAAGCTAGTGGATCAATTACAGTACCAGAAGGTGGTCTTAAGTTTGCTACCAATGTGTATGTAGATGTAACATCAGTATCATCTGTAACTTTATTTCATGGCTAATATAGTCGATTCAGGAAAGGTAGTTATTGTGGCAGAGCGTGGTGGTTTAAACAGACAGGAAAGTATCGCTGTGGCTCTAGCTCGTTTAGAAGAACGAGTGGCACATATGCATTCTGATATGAATGAAATGAAGGCTGATATATCACAGCTTAGAGCAACTGCCAATCGTTGGAGGGGAGCTTTTATTGTCCTTCTAGGGATTGGTGGTGCTTTTGGAGTTTTGCTTAATTTATTGATAGGATGGTTTAAGTAATTTTTATTTAGGGGGAATCGCTATAGATCCAATTACGATGGGTATGGCAGCACTTGGTGCAGTCAAGGCAGGCATTGCTATGGGGAAGGATCTGCAAAGTCTTGGAAAAGATTTAGGTAGAGTCTGGGATGCCATTGATCAAGTAAATACGAAACATACACAGGCTTCAAAGGGCAAGGGAGGTACATCTTCTCGTGCTCTAGATACCTATATAGCTACTGTCCAAGCTCGTGACATGGAAGATCAACTTAAGAGGTTGGTCATGGAAACTCGTGGAAATTCTGGGTGGAAAGAACTTCAGAAGATCCGTGAGCAAGTTATGAAAGAGGATCGTGAAGGTAGAGCCGAAGCTATTAGAAGGAAAAACCAGAGAGAGTACTACCTTTCTATTGTTTTGGGAATAGTCTTAATAGGTCTAGGAGTGTATGGCTTAGTTTACTTTGGATTGTATCTAAAGGAGACTACAAATTAGTGAGAAAGATTTAATATTTATAGTCATTATATTAACAGCATATCTATGGACTTTCTACTATCCACCTCTTTGGGAGAAGTACTAGTTGTGTTGGCGTAAAATAAGAAGACCAACATTAGGTCACCGAAAACATAAAATGCCTGAAGGAAAAAGGGAAAGCATCGTTCTTAGGCATAAAGAAAAAAAAGAAGATTTTTTATTTAGGGAACAAATATGGCAACAAGTGGAAGTTACAACTTCAATCTCGACATCGATGAGATTGTCGAAGAAGCACATGAGAGAGCAGGATTAGGCAGAGCCTATTCTGGTGCAGACTATAGAACTGCCAGAAGATCTTTAAACTTGCTTGGTCAGGAGTTTGCTAATAAGGGCATTAATCTTTGGACAATTAGGGAAGGCACACTTTCGCTGAATCAAAATGGTGGAGTGTACACTTTGCCAAGCTATGTCTTGGCTATATTAGATCATTCCGTTAGGACAGGCTCTGGAACAGGTCAATCAGATCTTGCTATAACCAGAATGTCATTAGGTGAGTGGGCATCCCTTACAAATAAAAACAGTACAGGAAGACCTAATAAACTTTACATAGAAAGACTTAGAGATGGCCCAAGACTTTATCCTTGGCCAGTCCCAGACAATGATACTTATACTTTGGTCTACTACTATGTAAGCATGATAGAAGACTCAACATCAGGATCTATTACTCAATATGATGCACCAACTAGATTTCTCCCTGCAATCGTATCAGGACTTTCATATCACATTGCGTTAAAAAATCCTAATACAATGGATCGAGTTCCAATGCTAAAACAAATATACGATGAAGATTTTAGTCTAGCCGCGCAGGAAGACAGAGACAGATCTGATTTTAAAATTACTCCCAAGGTGACATAATGAGTTACGCAAGTGGGAAATACGCTTTAGCTGTATGCGATAGATGTGGACAACAATATAAGTATAGTCAATTAAGAGAAGAGGTAGAAAACGGAAGAAGAAATGGTCTTCGTGTTTGTCCACCTTGTTACGATGAAGATCACCCACAGTTACGCCTAGGGAAAGAAAAAGTTGTAGATCCACAAGCCTTACGAGATCCAAGACCAGATGCAGATCAGGTGGCAACGAATAATACAGCGTTTAATAATAGATTTCCACATACAGCAGGAGTTACATCCTAATGCCTAATTACAATACGTTAGTAACGGACATAAAGAACTATATGGAAGACGATGGAACGGAGTTCTCAGCTGCTATAGATACCTTTATTGATATTACCGAACTTAAGCTTTCAAGAGATCTTGTTCTACCTGCCTTTAGGCAAAGAGCTACTAGCTCTCTTTCGCAGAATGATGCTTTTATAACATTACCTGCTGATTTAGTTGTTTTAGAAAACTTACATCTTGTTGACGCAAATGTAAGAAAAATACTTCTTCTTAGGTCAGATGAATTTATGATGGAGTTTTGGCCAAATAGAACAGTTACAGGAACGCCTAAATACTATTCTTATTATGACAATTCTGCTTTGTATGTCGCCCCTACCCCTTCGTCAAATCTTAATATAGAGATATCTTATAGAAGAAGATTACCTGCTTTGGGGGCAGGTGGTACATCATCTACAACCTATACTGTTGCAGTTGTCAGCTATGGAGGAGCAAACAAGTTCATTCTAGATAGTTCAGTTGCCCCTACACTCACATTGAGTAGAGGAAATACTTATATCTTCGATCAAAGTGATAGCACTAATGCAACGCATCAAATAGCATTTAGAACGTCTGATGATTCGAGTTACAATACAGGTGTTACCAATGAAGGAGTTCTGGGACAGGCAGGGGCAAAGACTACCTTTGTTGTTCCATCTGATGCTCCAAGCAGTTTAAAATATTACTGCACGACACACGGAAATGGCATGGGTGCAAATATTACTGTAACCGATAGTACAGCTAATCTTACTAATTGGCTCACAGACAACGCTTATGACGTTCTTCTGTATGGTTGTTTAGTTGAGGCTGGCAGTTTTAATAGAAACGATGCTATGGTTCAAAAGTATTTAGCTCTGTATCAAACCTCAGTACAGGCTATAAATAAAGAAGGAAACATGAGGTTATCAATCGACAATTTTTACCAAAAAAGTGAGGGTTAAAAAATGGCTACAGCTAATGCAGCAACAAACTATCTAGAGGAGAAATTAATAAAATTTATCTTCGACAATAATTCAGGTTCTTTTACGACACCTGCGGCAAATCTTTATGTGGGTTTAGCGACTGCCGTATCTGATGCAGAAGCAGGTTCGTTAACAGAAGCAACATTTACAAACTACGCTAGACAGCAAGTTAACGGAACATCAGGTGGATGGACAATATCTACATCAGGTGGGACTGTAACAGCAGCCAACGCGGCCAATGTAGAGTTTCCTGCGTCTGGGAGTTCAGTTACCAACCAAACAATTACACACGCTTTCGTGGCCGATGCATCTACATCTGGAAATATTTTGTTTGTAGGAGCGTTAGATGCTTCAAAAACTATAGGCAACCTGGACATCTTCAGAATCAACACAGGCAATCTGTCTATCGAATTGAAGTAGGCCTATGGCTTTTAAAGTTGCAGATCGTGTAAAGGAAAGTACCACCACCTCTGGTACAGGTAATATTACTCTGGGAGGTGCTCAAAATGGTTTTGTTACCTTCTCTTCTGTACTAAGCAATGGTGACACGACCTACTACACAATATCAGATGGCAATAATTGGGAAGTTGGTTTAGGGACGTACAATAGTTCTGGCAATACCCTCACAAGAACAGATGCAAACGTTCTTCAATCAACAAACAGCGATAACAGAATATCTTTAAGTGGTAGTGCTGCAGATGTGTTTATAACATTACCTGCCGATAAAGCTGTTTTCCTAAATACGTCTGGTGATTTGGTAGTAGGTTCACAGACCTTTTTAAATGCTACTTCTCAAAGGTTTAGTTATTTAGTTTCATCAAGCACACAAGCAGCTTTTACAGGTGCAGACGCAGCAGGTAGTACACTTAATTTTACAGGTAGCTTAATAGACGTATACCTTAATGGTGTGCGTTTATCTAAACAACAAGGCGACTTTACTGTAACAGGTGGACATACAGTAACCATTAGTCCTGCTGCTAATCAGAATGATATTGTTGAGATGGTTGCCTTCAATGTTTTCACGGACTCAGAGCTAGTAGATGATGCACTAGCGTTGAGTGTAGCTTTAGGATAGGGATATGCCAAATAATTTTAAAAACGACATAACCTCTGGATTGGGGACAAGTCTTACATCTATTTACACAGCAGGGTCTGGGGTAACTGCCACAGTCATAGGGATGACCTGTGCTAATACAACATCTTCCGATGTTACAGTTACAATAACAGTCACGGATACAAGTGCATCAGCCACAGCTAATGTAGTAAAGAATGCCCCTGTACCTACAGGTGGGAGTTTGGTGGTTGCAGGTGGCAATCATAAAATAGTTCTTGAGACAGGTGATATACTAAAAGCTCAATCTTCTGCATCAAGTTCAATCGATATAATGTTAAGTGTATTGGAGCAAACGTAATGGGATATATAGGTAATTCAAATCCAAGTGTAACAAGCCTAGGTGGAGATATTGATGTTAATGGACATCAAATAAAATCTTCTAGCAATGGAAACATAGAAATTGTACCAGATGGTTCAGGTACAGTAAAAATAGATGTGCTTACTTTTCCTGTCGCTGATGGTTCAAATGGGCAGTTTCTACAAACAAACGGAAGTGGTGTTCTTTCTTTTAGTACACCATCAGGGGGGATTGCAAGTGTAGTCGCTGATAGTACACCTCAACTTGGTGGCAATCTAGATGTAAATGGAAATGATATTGTTTCAACATCTAATGGCAATATTGAAATTTTGCCAAATGGAAGTGGGAAAGTACACTTAGATGGAAACGGATCATCAGGGGGTGTTCTGGTATCAGATGGATTGATAGAGATTAAAACAGGAACAGGTTCTGTTGGAGAGGTTAGATTTTATTGTGAGAGTTCCAATGCTCATTATGTGTCTCTTAAATCTCCTGCTCACAGTTCTTATTCTGGCAATGTTGTTCTTACCCTTCCTGCCACCGATGGGTCTAATGGTGAATACTTAAAGACCGATGGAAATGGAGTTCTTTCTTGGGACACTCCAAGTGGTGGTGGTGGAGGAGGTTCTTCTAGTGCCGTATTTACTGTAACTACAGCAGCTGCACCTAGTAATCCAAGCTCTGGACAAGCTCTTATATACTCAACACAAACTTCTGGAGAAACAGGTATTGCACTTCACTCAGGTAATACTTCAGAAGTTTTTAAAGTATACTACCATACTAACTCTACTCCTAGAATGTATGTTAATAATTCAGGAAATACCGATGTTTATGGTTATGTTGGTGCTTCTTATTTTGAAAAAAGAGCAGGATCGTCAGGTGGAAACTTTCAACCAAGTGCAGGATATGGTGAGGGTTCAGGATTAGAACTTCCAGGTGCTATTATTATGACAGGAAGTTCAGCTTACTCTCAATATGCAAAACCTATTAAAATGTATGGAAAGTCTAATGCCTACGTCAGCCTTCGTCCTTCTACCTCTCAAGCAGCAGGTACAAACTTTGATTTTATTTTTCCAGCTTCAGTTGGGTCATCAGGGCAATACTTAAAAACTACAGGATCAGGTGTTACTGAATGGGCATCTGTAAGTGCAGGTACACCTAACCCTGTTGATATTGCTGACGCATCAAGCGATCAACCTTCAACAGATTGTATCCGAGTCGGAACAGGTCACGATATGAGGATCTTTCATTATAATGGTAAAAATTATATAAGAATAGCCACAGGGGCTTCATTTGGAGGTGGTGGTGACTTTATGATACAAGATTCTTATGGTCAAGCCATGATAGACTGTATAGCACAAGGTCATGTTAAATTAACTCACAATGGATCTAATAAGTTAACAACAGCCTATGGTGGTGCTAATTCTATAACACTATCTGGGGTTTATACCTTACCCGGTTCTGACGGATCTTCAGGTCAACAGTTAACGACAAATGGTAGTGGTACTGTAACATTTGCGGCCGCAAGTTCTGACGAGAGACTCAAGAAAGACGTATCTGCAAATGATATGGGTTTAAGTTTTATTAATGAACTAAATACCAAGGTATATACATTTAAGAGCTATAAAGAGCTAGACGCAAGCGACTCACAGTTATCTCATTTAAAGCCACAGGAATATACTAAAGATGGGGACGACAGTACCCCTGAATCTGTTAAAAATGAAACCGAAGATGATATCCCTTATAATTTATCTACAAGAAAAGGTGAGCAAAGAGGTCTTCTTGCTCAAGAAGTTAAAGCTTCTTTAGATAAATTAGGTATTAAAAACTTTAAAGGTTGGGGCGAAGACAAGTATGGCGTTCAGGAAATACATCTTGAAGAATTTGTTGTACCCTTAATAAAAGCAGTTCAAGAATTGTCTAAAAGAGTAGAAGAGCTAGAGAAGGGTTAAAAGATGGCAACATGGAAAATAATTAACACAACGCAGGCTAACAAAGGTAGTTCTGGAGACAATCAAATTGTGAGTGTAGATTTCAAAGTCGGTCATACAATCGGTGGGTTAACAGGTTGGGCTGGGTTTAAAGTCGATCTTCCTAACACAGAAGGCTCTTTTACTGCTATAGATGATGTTACTGAAAGCCAAGTAATTAAATGGGTGAAAGCAGCCTTACCAAGCAATTACGAGTATCTCTCTGTTACAGAATGCGAGACTAGAGCAAAAGAAGAATATAACAGGATTAAAGCAGAGGTAGACAAAGAAAATTTAACTTCAAGTCAGAATACGAAATCGTGGGAGTAATTTTGAATGACTAGAACAAGGAGTTTAGCAGACAGGGCCAGAGATCCTTCCTTATCTGGGGATACTACTCCTGAATTGGGAGGAAATTTAGATGTAAACGGAAATCACATCGTTTCTACCTCAAATGGTAATATAGCCATAACCCCTCATGGCTCTGGACAGGTTGTATTAGATGGTCTAAGTTGGCCGACCTCTGACGGAAGTTCTAATCAACTTTTAAAAACAGACGGATCAGGTAGTTTATCTTTTGCTACAGTAAATTCAGATGTGGTAAGTGATACGACACCTCAACTAGGGGGCAGTCTGGACGTTAATGGGAATGCCATCGTTTCTACATCAAATGGAAACATATCTATTACACCTAATGGCTCTGGTAAAGTTATTATTGATGGATTATCACATCCAACTTCTGATGGCTCGTCAGGACAATTTTTAAAAACAGATGGAAGTGGTAATTTATCTTTCGATACAGTAAATACAGATTTATCTGGGGACTCAACTCCACAGCTAGGGGGTAATTTGGATGTAAACGGAAACTCTATAGTTTCTGCATCTAATGGAAACATATCGATAACTCCCAATGGATCTGGTAAGATTATCTTAGATGGACTTAGTTTTCCTACGGCTGATGGTTCGGCTGATACTGTATTAAAAACAGATGGATCAGGAAATCTTGCGTTCTCATCTGTATCTGCTTTATCAGGTTCAGGAATACAGCAAGTACAAGACGACACTTCTCCTGTTTTGGGTGGTACGTTAAATGCTAACTCAAATCAAATAACTAATGTTACAACAATAGGTGGTGCTAAAGGTGTTTTTACAAGTAGTGCTACAGGGCAACTTACCTTAAACAGTACCTCTTCTGACTATATGCTTGAGTTTCAAAGAAGTGGTACATCAGAATGGTGGTTAAAGGCAAGCTCTAGCTCTTTTGCAGTACATGAAAATGGTGGTGCTGATTATTTAACCATCTCAAGTGATGGCAATGTTGGAGTTGGTGGTTCTCCTGTCCCCTCTGCAACTAATTATAATACTGCAACACTTCATGTAAGACAAGCAGCATCATCTAGTGTAGGCTCACAAATAAAGTTTACTACAGGTGCTTCTGGTCATACTGCAGGTGATGGTGGATTTATTTCTTATTGGCATGACAATAATTTTTATATTAATAATCAAGAAGGTGGGCAATTTAGATTTTATAGTGGTGGAACTGAAGTAATAAATGTAAATTCAAGTGGGCATATAGTTTTACCACAAACAGGTATAGTAGCTTTTAATTCTACATCTGATGAGTACATTCAAGGTGGATCAGGAACTATAACTCTTGGAGTCAATAATATGGCTCACTTGAAAATAGAAGATGCTCAATCTACTTTTGCTCAAAGTGATGCTGATTATACTGTTAAAATAGGTAACAGTACATATGCAGGTATACAAGTAGATGGTGATAGTCATATAGCCATGATTACACCTTCTAATGATTATGCAATTTTTGGTGCAAATAATTCCAGAACATATCTCTATTACAATGGTACAAGCACATTTTATACAGATTCAAATGGTGTTGTTGCAAGAAGTGTAAGTGATGCTACTTATGGTGTTGTTTATGTAGGTAATAATGGTAATGGGGGGTTGCATGGTAATAGTGGCAATGTTTGGCTAAATAACCCTAGTGGTCATAATGTTATCTGGGGTCAGGCAGGTTCTTACACTTATCTGTACTATAATAATGCTTGGAAATTTAGAACTACCAACATTGGTTCTGAAGTTAATGGTGAATTAACTATGCCTAATAATGGTGCTGTAAGATGGGGAGGAGGATCACTTAGTTATATATATAGTCACGCTACTAGCGATACAATTATAGGCTCTTATGATGATCTTTATTTAAATTCAAATTGGGTAAGATTTTATAATGCTTCAAATGGCCATGCAGGAACTACTGAATATGCAAGAATATCTACATCAGGAAATTGGTTTAGCGGCCCAATCGCAGTTAATGGTAGTTATTCTAATTATGGAACATCTGGACAAGTATTAACCTCTCAAGGTAATGCGTCACCAACATGGGCAGATGCAGGGGGTGGAGCTTGGGAAGTTATAGGAAACTACACAGGCACTAATGTTAATAGTGTGGATTTTCTTAATGGTGTAAATAATTTTGTTTGGAACAACTCAACTTATAAAAGAATAAAATTATATGGAAACATTGTAGGTTATGCCTATCGAACTTCGTTAGTAAATTTTTATCCATTAGTAAGTTCTGGTTCTTCTGGCAATGTAGTTCCTACTAACAATGTTATGTATGTAGATCATTGGATTGAGTCTTATCCAGAGTATAGTGTTACTCTTACTACAGGATCTCATCATTATATTTATCAAAGTACAAGTAACAATAATAACAGTGGTATTATGTTTAGAGTGCAATGTGGTTCACTTCCAAATAGTAGTGGTGGTATAGGAATGTTTGCAGATACAATAGGTGGTACTTATTATGGTTCAAATAAAAGAAAACTAGACAGTTCTGTCATTGCAGAGTGGGATGCCTTAGGTCTTGGAACAGATAAAACTTTTAGTTGGAGAGTTACTGTTTCACACGATTACCCCTCTTTTTATTTTTATCCAAGACAAATTCAAGGGCAAACTTTATCTCATGGTTGGACTAATCAAGGTATAAGAGTAGCAGGGTCTAACACTAGTTCAACTTTTAACTATGACTTTACATTTATAGGATTAAAACCATGAGCAAGATAACAAAAGACGATATTGATTGGGATAATTTCCCTGCTTACATTGCAGGGTCTAGTGAACCAAGAGTGCTTACTGAAGAAGAAAAAGATTGGATTGTTGAAAATCATAATAATGAAGAAGATTATTTAAAAAATGACCCTACTATCATTAAAGGTACTGATGATGAACTTAAAGCAAAAATGTTTAGAAACATACGAAATGATTTATTAAGTCAATCTGATTGGACACAACAACCAGATGTTCCAGAAGAAACTCGTACCAAATGGCAGTCTTATAGACAAGCTTTGCGAGATTTACCTACACATAAAAATTTTCCAGATTTAAAAGAGGAAGATTTTCCAACTAAACCTTCATAGGAAAATGCATGACAGAAGAAAAAAAATTACCAAAAATTTTGTACAAAGAAAAAGAATATGAGCAAAAAGAATTGACCAAAAAACAACAATATCTTTTTTCGCAAGTTTTTGACCTACAAAAAAAAGAAGATAAATTAAGATTTAAACTAGACCAGATAGGGGCATCAAAAGAAAAGATGGAAGAACATTTAGATAAGGAACTTAAAAATGGCTAAAGTTTGGAAAGTACAAAAGGTCGAGTATAAAACTACAGGAACAAATGGTGTCAATGAAATAGACCATGTTGAGTTTACAGTTAGTGATACTGTAGATGGTATAACTAAAACTCGATATGAGCATCAGCGTTTAAACCCTCATGCTAGTGGATCATTCACCAAGATGGAAGATGTTACAGAAGAGCAATTACTCACTTGGATCAAAGCCACAATGGGTGATGAAAAAGTAGCTTACCACGAGAAGAAAGTTGATGAAGATATTGCAGCAGAAAAGACACCTCCTCGTGGTGAAAAAGTATTTAGCTAAGAGAATTTAAAAAATGATGCTAGGTAATCACCCATTTTCAACTGCGGCTTTTAGTGAGCAAGCAGGGGGTGAGGTTAGATTAGCTACGTCTGATATGAATGCGTTAGCAACTGTAAGTTCGGCTTTAGCAACATTAAGAATTAGTGGTTCAAGTCAGATTTCTCAAATGCCACAAGTAAGCGTTGGCGTTGGAGTGATAGGACTAGCATCAGAACAGTCATTTAATTTTACACAAACTTCTAACCCATTTAAGATAGCTAGTGGTGTTCAGGAGATGTCAGGAGACTTCACGCAATCTCTTTTACCATCAGGAACTTTCTCTGCCGTTCAGGAGATGTCAGGAGCTTTTACAAAGACATCTGCTTTGACAAAAATAGCTATTACTCCATTAGAGAAAAGTTTTAACTTAACTCAAAGCTCTGGTGGTTCTTTATTGTTTGACGCATCCGAGACACTAAGCAGTAGTTTCACGAAGTCTGATATAGCAAGAATTATAAGAAGTGCAGTAGCAGAAACTTCTACTGTATTTGAAAAAACTACGACCCCAAATTTAACTATGGGGTTAGAGTCGGAGATAACATCCGAGTATACCCAAAGCACATTAGCTTGTGCTACCTACTCTGGAGACAGTACACAGAACTTTCTTTTTGATCAGTCTTTAGCACCGACTGTTATAAAAGTGACTTCTGGATCAATGACTACAACTATAGATCAGTCTATGGTTGGAAATATTGTAATGCTTATACAGGGTGAACTAGACGCAAACTTAGGTCAAACATCTATCGGTGCAATGACTGTTTTCTCTAGTTCATCTCTAATATCGGTTGCTATAAAAACATCTGTAGGAGTAGCAATACTAGGTCTTGTTTCTGAAATGAGTTCTAGCTTTACCAAGTCTTCTCCACCAATAGTTGCTATTAGAGGTGGTTTGTCAGAGCAAAGCTTTACAGGTGACTTATCATCAACCCCTACTTACATTGGGGTAGGTGTTTCAGAAGTAGATTTAAATTTTACCACGAGTGGACTTCCTTCAGTTGTAAAGAGTGGAACAGGTGCTCTAGACTACAACATAACAATTTCTACCCTTGGGGAAAAACTATACGAAGACATTGACACACAAATCATACCAGAGAGCTTTACAGTAATTCCACCAAAGGGAGGGGTTTGGAGTAACGTATCTGCACCTAGTGGTGATTGGACAGTATTAGAGAGAAGAACGAACTATCCTTCAAGCCAAGAAGAATATACATCTGGACAGAGCAACAACCAACAGGGTGGTGGTTCTGGTGGTTCTGGTGGATCTGGAGGATCTGGGGGTGGTGGTGGCTACCCATAAA